CCAGAAACATCTGATCGGCGCGCTTTCCCTAGGCCTTAACAAAGCATTGAAACAATCATGAAAGCAGACCTACGCGAAGACATCCTGCGCCTCCTTGAGCAGGATTACGGACTCAAGCACCGCCCTGGCACCAAGTACATGCGGGGCGGTACGTGCCCGCAATGCCACCACAGGGACAACCAACTTTGGGCCCCGTTCGATGATCCAGGGGTGATCATTTGTGGCCGTCCGGTCAACTGTGGTTTCAGCATGCTGGTCAAAGATATTTACCCAGACTTGTTCTCAAACTGGAGCAAGCGTGCACCGTCTTCGTCGGACAACCCTAACGCCACAGCCCGTGCTTACATGGAGTTTGGACGCGGCTTTCTGATTGAACGCATCACTGGGTGGTTCACCCAAGAGACGTACTACTCGGACAAGCTAGGGCAAGGCACGGCGACTGTCCGGTTCACCCTGGAGCAGGGTGTGTATTGGGAGCGATTGATCGACAGGCCGGAGCGTTTCGGCAAGATGAAAGCTCGGTTCAAACGAGGGGAGACTCCCTCTGGTGGCTGGTGGTGTCCGCCGTCTGTGGATCTCGTCAATACCAAGGAGCTATGGATCGTCGAGGGGATTTTCGATGCAATCGCCCTAGAACACAACGGCATAGACGCGGTGTCGGCTATGACCTCGACCAACTTCCCGGTCGACGCCCTGAAGGAGTTAGCCCGCCAACGTGGGGGAAAACTTCCGGTTCTGGTCTGGGCGCTCGACAGTGAGCCTCAAACGCAATCCTATACCAGGCAGTGGGTTCGCCAGGCTCGGGAGTTGGGTTATACCTGCCGGGCAGCACTGATCCCTCAGACAGGTCGGAAGGTAGATTGGAACGATCTGCATCTGCGATGGAAATACGAGGACGACACGCAGAAACGCGAACAGCGCCGAGCGAACGATTTGAAGAGTGCCCGCTACCACGGCGATTTGCTGTTGGCTGAATCTCCCAGGGAGAAAGCGATACTCATCCATGAGGCGGATAAAAAATCGGAGTTCTCATTCGAATTTGCCAACCGCTTGTACTGGGCCAAAGTTGATCAGCACAAGCTGGACGAGGAACAGAAAGCGATCGTCAATAGCGAGGACGGCGACGATCAGCTACTGAACGACAAGGCTGCCAAGCGCAAGGCACTGGATAGCGTTCTCTCGTTGCGCCAGCTGGCCAACTGCAATTTCGAGGCGCTGTACAAGCAGGTCAACGAGTCAACTGGCGAAGCGTGGTACTACGTGCGTATCGACCCACCGAACGACGGCCCTTCCGAAAAAATCACCTTCACGCTGAAACAGTTTTCGTCCAGCAGTGAGTTCAAAGCACGGCTTCTGTATTCGAGCGGGTCCTGGCTCGGGGCACAGAAACACCTCGATCAGATCGTCATGCAGCAAACCGAGGGCATCAAGTCCGTCGAGACCATTGATTTCGTGGGGTACAGCAAGGAACACAAAGCCTACATCTTCAATGACATCGCCTGCCACAACGGGGTGCTCTACAAAGCGAACGCCGAGGACTATTTCGAGTTCGGCAGGAGCCGGGTGAAGTGCCTGATCAAGAACGTAAAGATCACGCCTAACCCGGACGCAAAGGGATACAGCAACGATTGGCTGCAGAAGCTTTGGCTGTGCTTTGGAGCGAAGGGGCTGGTTACTCTGTCGTTCTGGTTTGGCTCCCTGTTCGCGGAGCAGATCCGGGCCCAGTACGAGAGCTTTCCGTTTCTGGAGGTGACCGGCGAACCCGATGCCGGCAAGTCCACTCTGTTGGTCTTTATCTGGAAGTTGTTCGGTCGTATCTACGAGGGGTTCGACCCATCCAAAGGCTCTGCGTCAGGCCGTAGCCGGTCAATGGGACAGGTGGCCGGAATGCCCATCGTATTGCTTGAGGGGGATCGCAACAACGACAAATCCTTTGACCTGGCCGAGCTCAAAGATCTGTTTGGTGGCGGCCTTCTCGGAGTCCGTGGAGTCAAGAACAACACCAACGAAACTTATGAGCCCGAGTTCCGCGCCACGATCGCATTGAGCCAGAACGCGCCGGTAACGGGGGAAGAGCCCATCTTGAGCCGGATCGTGAAATTGCACTTCACTAAACCGAACATCACGGATGAAAGCAGTGCTGCAGCTGACGCCCTCGCGCTTACGGAAATGAAGGATGTCAGTAACTTTCTAGTGCAGGCAATCAAGGCTGAACCCCAGGTGATGGCCAAGTTCGTGGAGCGCTATCCGCATCACCGTGAGCAACTGCGGGCCAAGCGCACCTTGGCATCGGCGCGAGTGATCAAGAACCACAGCATGATGCTCGCACTCCTGGACTGTTTGACCTTGGTGTTGCCGCTGGACGCCCAGATGATCGAGGCCGCACAGAAGGAGCTGATCAGCATGGCGCACGAACGCCAGTCTGCGATCAGCCTCGACCTTCCCGAAGTGATCGAGTTCTGGAATGTCTATGAGTATCTGGAATCGCTGAGCAGCGAGCCGATAGTCAACCACAGCAAGAAGTCGGACGTCATTGCGATAAACCTCAACGAGTTCGCCAAAGTCGCCGCCGAACACCGCCAGAAGCTGGCCGACGTCGGCACGCTGCGCCAGCTGCTGCGCGATAGCCGCTCACGGAAGTTGATCGATGCAAACCGGACTACGGATAGCGCAATTCGCAGCATTCAGCGTCGGCACAACCAAGTGAATCCGCCGCCAGAGTCGGTGAAGTGCTGGCAGTTCAAGGCCTGATCAGGAGCATGCACATGCAAATTCAAGTCATAGCGAACCCTGAAAACATCGACGTCATTAACGAAATTTATCGCCGGATTGAAAAAGAGACAGGCCGTCCTGTAGTCAACGCGGGCGCATATGGCGCCCGCGGCCTGGTGACTATTTTGTGGGTCAGGGCTGAAGGTGGCCAGCGCGAAATTCTGGCCGTGGACTGCGATCGGGACCATATCCAAGCGGTGCTGGAGTGGCGTTCCTTGATGGATGACAGCAGTGAGTTTGACGACCTGGTGATTCACCTGGTGCGAAAGGCTTCGAGTGAAACGAACGCCGGCTGAAGCCGGTTGAGAAAGGGATGTCGAGGAGTTGCACCTCCTCGACACCAACCACTGAAAGGAGCAATCCCATGCGAGGAAATACCCAACTCAGCAGCGAAGTGAAGGCTACCACATCGCCCGAACAAAGCGCTCAGGCTACCCGCCATCTGATGACGATCCGAATAGTCGGTACCGCGCTTTTCGAGTACCAGGTGCGCAAAACCACCGATGCCCGAATCCGCCTTGAATCGCTGGCCAGCATGGCCCAGGCACAGGGCGACCTGACCGACGTCGAAGCGCTTGTCGTCGCCCAGGTACTCGCCGCCACGACCAACTCCATCCAGCTACTGCAGGGCCAAAGTCATGTCTGAGCAACCCAATATCAAGCGCTTCAAAGTGAGTGAATCCTGGAAAGAATACGAGGTGCTGCTCGAGGTAAATCTCGATGTGTTGACGCCTGAGCGTGCAGCAATGATCAATAACTATCTTTCCGACGAGCAAACCAGGCTGATGGATGAAGACGGTGATGTCATACGCGTCGCAATCCGACTGGCCGGCTCGAGCATGATCAGGATCATGCTCGAGCAAGGCGGAGCAGGTTTCACCCCTACCTTCAAAAACGTGTTCGGCGAAAACCCGGGCGCTGTTTGGACGCATGACCTCCACAGCACTGAGGGTTTTGGCGGATGTGAGGCGGACGAAAAGCCATACGGCTGGTGCGGCATTCGGGTGATCGGCGCCGAAGTTGACGTGCCTGGTTATTACGAGGTCGAACTGACTGAATCACCAGTCGAGAAGGAAGCCTGACCATGTCGGCAACAAAAAGAATCCGCTCCAGGCGTTTTTGGACCACCCACGAAGTCGCACTGCTTGAGCGTCTTTATCCAGATCTCGCCACCGTCGACGTCGCGGCTCGCCTCGACCGAGCCTTGAGTGCGGTGCATTACAAAGCGAAGGCCTTGGGCGTGAAGAAAAGCCAAGTCTTTCTGGATGGCCCGCTCTCGGGCCGACTGGATGGTGTTCGAGGCCAAGCCACACGGTTTCAAAAGCGCAAGGGGGTGGCGAATGATGGCCGAGAATAGTAAGCGCTTTCCCTGGAATATCGACCACACCAGCGTGTGCGATCAGTGCGGAAAATGGCGCGCCCAGGGTAGCCATGTGAAATGCAGCAAGCTTAGACAGCAGATGAATGCCCACCTGCGCCAACAACGTCAGAAGCAGTAACGCAAGTCCACTAGAAAATCCACAGCACCATACTAGGCCCGGAGACGGGCCTTTCTTTTTTTCAGCGTCACACTATCGCTATACAGTTTGCAGCGTAAGGACACATATGAGCGGCGTCGAAGCTCGGGGTAATTCAGTACGAATCCACTTCACCTATGAAGGAAGCAGATGCAGAGAGTCTTTACCAGGAGGCAACACACCCGCCAACGTGGCGCATGCCAAGCGCATGGTGGAAATCATCAATTACGAAATACATTCCGGCACGTTCGATTATTCGCGCCACTTCCCCAATTCAACCAGGTTGGTCGAGAGTACGTTTGGTCACTACCTGGATCTTTGGCTAAGCATTAAAAAGAACAGCGTCGCGGCGACGTCATATCGCGGCTATTTGAACAAAGCTGAAGTCCATGTTCGTCCTCGGTGGGGCAGCGTGCAGATCGATGAAGTGGATCACCTCGATCTGCAGGAGTGGGTTCAGGTCACTCTCTCGGCCAGGCTGAGCAACAAGACCATTCGCGACATCATCAGCAACGTTCGGCAGGTGTTCAAGCTGTACCGCACCCGGAAGAAGGTGGCGCACGATCCGACGGAGGGACTTCATGTACGCCTTCCTGATCCGACTCTACCGGATCCGTTCACCCGTGCTGAGATTGTGCAGATCCTGGCCACGCCAACCAAACGCACCTTCGAGCTACTGATGATTCAGTTCATGATGTGGTCTGGGCCACGCGTTTCAGAAACTATTGCATTGGCGTGGGAAGACGTTGACCTGCAATCGGGCACAGTGACATTCAGGCGGTCAAAGGTGCGTGGTGCATATCGGGTGACTAAAACACGCAGATCGAATCGGAAAGTTCGCTTACTGGCCCCGGCGCTCGATGCCCTGCAAAAGCTTTGGGTACTGACGAAGGGCGGCAAGCCATATACGGTCGATATCGTCGAGCGAGACAACAGGACGGTCAGGAAGCACAAGCTGCATTTCGTGTTCCTTAACACGTCCAGTGGCGAACCGCATGTCAGTGACTTCACCATCCGCGATCGCTTCTTCAAGACCCACTTGGAGCATGCGGGCGTTCGATATCGCGGGCCTGGGCAGTGTCGGCATACCTACGCCAGTCAGTTGCTCAGCAGTGGTGTTGCCTCAATCGACTGGATCGCCGAACAGATGGGGCATACCGATGGAGGCATGATCCGTAAGCATTACGGCACCTGGATAAACGAGGACGGTCCGGACGTTATCGGCATGCTCGAGCACGCCCTCAAAATATAGCGTTTGTCCCATGATTGTCCCATGGAGCGTCCCATGGGCCATTTTTCACACGACGAAAACCACGAAGCCCCTGAGATTCTTCAATGAATTCAGGGGCTTCGTGCGTTTCTAATTTGGCGGTGAAGGAGAGATTCGAACTCTCGATACAGTTTCCTGTATACACACTTTCCAGGCGTGCTCCTTAAGCCACTCGGACACTTCACCGTATCTCTTCAAACATGTTCTGTCTGTCGAGGCGC